GGTATCAACCGAGCTGTCGTTGGACGTTACTGAGCCTGAGTTGGTGGTGACGGTGCCAAGGTTTGTGGTGATGGTTCCGCCGCTGGCGTTGGTGGTGACAGTGCCGTTGTTGGTGGTGACGGTGCCGACGTTGGTGGTGACAGTGCCGTAATTGGTCGTCAAAACAGCCCCCGAAACAATATTCAGCGACAAGCAAACTCCGTCCTGATCACAAGTCCCAGACTGAATTATTGCGTCATCCAGAGCCGTTGGCACGTCGCCCGCTGGCTGTGTCCCAGCGTCATCGAGCCACCAGTTGTCGGGATTGCTCCAAAGCTGATCTGTGCCCTCGATGAAGTAGTGGGTGTTTGTTGGAGGTGGCGGTGATCCACCGCCCCCAGCTAAAGCTGCGCTATTTGCACCACAAAACCAGGGGCGGAACGAAAGCATGGTTGAATTAGGTAAAGTTGCCGACCGCGATAACCGACACGTCAGCGCCAGTGGTCACGCGCCAACCAGCATCAACCGCTTTAATGCCCAGGGGAACAAAGAACGGAATGAGAGTTGTGAGAGCCGTGGTCCCGCCGCCAGCAAAAACCTCGATGTCGGTGCCGCCACTGCCGTCCTGGATGCTTACCGCACTTGCCGCTGTGGTGGCAGGGACAATGAGCAGGCCGGACAGATAATCGCCGATGGCTCCGGTTGCGCCAAGGACTTGATCGCTTTGGCTCGCTGCGACAGTTTCATACCCCGAGCCAATGAGAGACCGAATTTCCTCCAGAACGGAGACTGTTTCAGGGCCAGACTGTGCAATTTCCTCCGCGCCTTCTGGGGTAGATGCGCCGGGGATGTATTTGAGGTGCTCGAAAGCGTCACGAATGGGAATAGACATGGCGGTAAAAGGAAAAGGGTGGGCGTCCTATTGAAAGGAACGCCCACCCTGTTGAGGTTGTCAACCCGTGTGGGCTGTTAGATTACGAGGTGGGGCAGGTGGTGGTGCCGAGGGAGCCTGGGCAACGCAGCACCATGATCTCGGTGCCATACTCGGGGATGAGCGGCTGGTAGGCGGCCCGCAGGCGTGCGCTCCAGTAGCCAGTGTCCTTGTATTTGTTGCAGGTCTTGTCGTACTCGTTGATCCACTCGATCTGACCGGCGTAGTTCCAGGCCTTGACGGAGGCTCCGCTGCCCATGTCGGAGAGGGTCTTCTGCATGAGGCGCGTGCATACCTTCGGATGGTAGAAGATCACCTTCTCGTAGAGAGCTGCTTCATAGTCAGGATTGACGACGGCGACGCCATCTTCATCCGCGACGTAAAACGGAACTTCGATGTAGGTGTCGGTTTCCGCATCGTAGTCGTAACGGGGAGCCTTGTCGTCGATCAGGTGGTAGAGACCGCCATAGACGCGCTTCACACCAAAGGGCTTGAGCAGCGCTTTCGGATCAGCATAGCGGTAGTCCTGACGGATGTCCGCGTTGCCTTTGATGAGCTGGCGCTGTTGCTCCGAGGACATGATGACCACGAAGATCGGCTGGCCATCGACCATGCCGTAGGCACCTTCTTCACCGGCACCGTCATGGATCATCTTCCAGCGAACATGATCGAGCACGTCCTGGTGGATGGCGCTGTCGGCCTGGACTCCGGCGAAATCTCCACCAGAACCGGCTGTGAGCGAGCCGCCGTTGAAGACGAGACGGTTGGCATCGGGAATGACCGCGCAGTATTCGCTGCGGTCACGGGCTTCCCAGATGTCGATGACGTTCTTCTCGAAGTTGTTTTTGATCTCGGCGACCTGCTGCTTGAACTTCACAGCAGCGCGAGCGTCCGTAATGCACAGCGGATCGGAGTCCACCACATACTCGGCGAGCTGCGAGGTCTGCGTGGCAGTCCGGGAGCTGAGCGTGGCGGCGACCGGAGCACAGGCTTTCGAGGTGGCTTCGGAGGTAGAGCCCGCGACAGGATTCCAGCCAGCGCCTTCACCCACGGTGGGGATGGTGCGCTGATAGACGACGCGGGAGACAGTGTGGCCCATTTCATCGGGGAAGAAATCCTTTTCGAGGACAGCGTTCCACGGAGAGGTGGTGCGACCGCGACGGGCGATGTCGCCGGTGATGCGGTTGGATTCTTTGGCCAGGTAGGCGTTTACGACTTCACAAGACATGGCAGTGGGGGTGGATAAAGGTGGGGAAGTGGGCGATCTTGATTATGATCGTCCGGGAATTGCCTGTGGAGTCGTGGTCAGGCAGAAGGAAACTCCGTGAATCGCCAATCAGAGAAGGGATGGGCTACCCACGGAAAGTCTATATTCCCTACCAAATTCGTCAAGAAAGAATTTTTTCGAGTCCTGCCATGAACGAATCCTCGCCATCACCGGCTGCCGGAGAGATTCCGCCGCTGCGAACTGCCGGGGAGACAGCTCCGCGTTTTGCCAGGGATTGTTTGAGGGTCGCCAGCTCCTTGGCCTGCGCCTCGATCTTGGAGGCGAGGGAGGGCAGAAGCACGGCGGCGTAGCGGGCGTAGGCCTGCGTCTCCGGCGCGGCCCCGGCCAGATCGGCCTCCTTGGCTTCGGACACCAAGCGGGTCACCTCGTCTCCGCCTTCCTTGAGGAAAGGCAGCTTTTCCTGGAGGCCAGTCCAGACCGAGTCGGCCACGCGGCCGAACTCCTCACGTTGCTTCTGGCGCAGGGTCTCCTGCTCCTTGGCCCGCGACTCCTCCAAATACTTCTTGGACTCGTTGGCCTGGCGTTTCACCTGAACCGACCGCTCGTAGAGTGACTTGGCCTCGTCCACGACGCGCTTGAACTCATACTTGTCGAAGTCGTTCATGCCGCCGACCAGCTCGGAAAGAAGCTGGTTGCGCTCAAGCACGTTGGGAGCTGTCGCCGCCTTGGCGATGTCCTTGAGGTCGATCTGATACTTCTCGGCGAAGGACTGGATCAAATCCTCGGCACGGGATAGCGGCTCGGCGATGTTCATCTGATACTCGCGGCTCTGCTCCACATCGACAAGAGCCATCTTCTGATCGTACTCCTGCAACTGCTTCTTGGACATCTCCAGCTCGGCACGCAGGGACTCAATGTCTGCGGTGTTCGCGGCAGACGGCGGCTGCGATTTGAGCCTTGCCAGCTCGGCCTTGGCCTCGTCACGCTCGCGCTCGGCGTCGGCACGGAGCTTCTTCAACTCCTTCCAGCCAATCTTGTTGACCTCCTTCTTGAGAGGAGGCGCGGCATCCGCGAGATCGGGGTCTTGATTCTCGGGCTCCGGCGACGGCTCTTCAACCGCTGGCGACGGTTCCTCCTCTCCCGAGGGCTCCTCGTCGGAAGACGGAGGCGGCTCGGAAGATGGCTCTGCTCCGGCAGCCTCAAAAAGTCCGGCCATAAAGCCAGAATCTCCGTCATCGGAGACGGCAGGGTTATCTGTTTCCGGTGCGTATTCGGCGGCGTGCGGGTCGGTGTTGTCGTTCATGCGGAGGGGTCAGTTTGGGGCTCGGATTTGCGCCACTCTTGCGGCAATTTCTTGGTGATATGGACTTGAGGACGGGACAGTTTCAGGAAGGTGTCGATGGCCTTCTGAAATCCTGCCTGCTCGGCATGCAGCAGCGCGATGTGAACCGGGTCGGTTCCGTAGTTGCCAGCAGGAGCGTTGGTGGTGCGCAAGACATCCAGCGCATCCTGGACGATCGGCTGGTTCTTGAGCAACGTGGCCAGCTCCTCGGCGTTCTGCGGGGTGGCATACCAATCTTGGATGGTCATCATGGCGTCAGAATGCGGGGGATGGCGTCGTCCTCGATGGCCTCACGAATGAGCTTGCCAGCGTCGAGGATGCCTTGCTTGAGGGTGGTGAACTCGACGATGACGGCGAGCCCGAGTCCGTCTCCCATGTGACGAAAAACGTGGAGGCTTTTGTCATTGGGGAAGACTTTGATGGAGAAGAGGTATTCGTTTTCGATCATTGGGAAAGTCGCTCCCGGGCGATTTTGGCGGCCGCCTCGGCATCCTTGATAAGCATGTCTTGTCGGGCGGTCTCGTCACGGATGCGAAGGTCTTGCTGGTGCTTCTCCTCCGCCATCCGCAAACGGGTGCTCGTCTCGATGAGCTGGCGTTGGAGCGTGTCCGGGAGATTGTTTGGGTTGGCGGCGTTGGCCTCCGCTTCCGGCTGCTGTTGCTGCTCCTCCATCACCTTCTGCATGTGTTTGGTGGCGTTGTATAGGATGCCGTCGATCTCCTGCAACCGCTTCTTGATTTGGTTGTAGTCCGGCTCGCTGACAAGGTATTGCGCGTGCTCGGAGGTGTGCTGGTGCAAAGCCGTGAGCGCCGGGGTGGCCTGCTCGACCGGAACCGTGCCTTCGTCCAATGCTTGAACAAGGGCTTCCTCCTCCGGCAGATGCGTGTCGAAGTGGACGCGGTGAAGCGTGTTCGGACGGACGGGAACTTGGTTGCCCTGCTTGAGCACGATGTTCTCAAGGGCGGCCACTTCAACCTCCATCGGCGGACGGAGATTTTCGGGAGCCGGAGTGTAGCGGTCTGCCGCCTCAACGCCGCCAAGAGTGCGGGTGAGGTCACGGATGACCTGCTGGCGTCCTTGCGGATCGAAGTTGGCGGCGAGGGAGTAGAGCTTCTCCATGAGCGCCGAGCGAGCGGCGGAGGAACCCCCACCAACTGCACGCACCGCCTCGACACGCCCGACATCCACAGCCAGGATGGCCTCGATGGGCACTCCACGCGCCATGCACCGGTCGCGGAACTCCTGGACACTGCGACCGCCCGGGTCCTCGGGGAAGTAATCCTCGCGGACGGCGCGGCGGACAGTCTCGCGCAGCAGTCTTTCCCACGGGATGTAGAAGAGGTTCAACTGGGCAAGGCTGATGTTGGCCACCGACTCAAGCTGTGCTTGCGTCTCAAACTTGGTGCGCTGACGCGCCGAGTTGAAGATCGCCTCGGTGGTGTAGGTGCCCGCCTGCTGCTGGAGCAAGGTGGACAAGTCATTGAGTCCGGGGATCAAGGACTGGCTGAAATTGGGCTGGTCTTTCTGAATGACCTTGATGTTCGGCGGCTTGACCACGAACGGACCAAAGTGGACGAGGCTCATGTCCTGCATGGCATCCTCGTTGTCCGGCTCGATCATGAGCATCGAACTTGTCATCAAGCTGTCGTAGAACCGTCCGCGCAGACGGTTGAGCGCCTGCACCACGGAGAAAATCTTGCTGGCCATGCCACGGATGCTGTGGAAGTAGCCGTTGGTTCCGATGCCAAAGACGAAGGTGTTGAACGCCTCGCTGGTGTTCGCATACCTGCCCTTGTTCTTGTAGAGGAAACCAACTTCGATGTCCGTGTCCTTCTCGGGGAAGATGTACTGGGAGATTTTCCCGTCCAGTTCCTTGGCCCACATGAACACCAGCTTCACCTCGGCGGCGGAAGCAGCGGAGGCGGCAAGGTCGTTGTTCTTGAACTCGCGCTGCAACTCCTCCCACGACTCGATCGTGTTGGTTGATCTGCTGTGCTGCATCGCGCCAAGCAGCGCCTTCTTCACGGCGGGCACGTTCCAATGCAGCTCGGTGGCAAGCGCCTCGTCCTCGATCTTCTGGAAGAGTTCGTGCGGAGGGACGCTGCGCACAATGCAGCAAAGCTCGATCTCCTCGTCGGAGGCGCGGGTGTTGCGCGGGATGAGGAAGTCTCCCAAAGGAGCCACCTGCCAGCGCCAGTCGATCTCATCCTCGCGGAAACAAAGTCCGACGCCATGCACAAGGAACTGCTGGACCAGGAACAGGTAGCGGGGGAAGAACTCCGGCCAGTTGCGGACCATCCGGGTGAACTCGTCGGCCATGATGGACTCCCACTCGTGGCGCATCTGGGGGTCGCCATAGTTGGTGGGCATCGTGTTGAGCACGTCCACCGAGGTCACCAGGTCCAAATACGGGCTCGTCGCCATTGAGACCAACTGCTCGCCCTGGCCCCAGTTGACGTTGCAAATCTCGCCAAGGCCGTTCATGTCGAGCTTGCTCTGGTCATACGGACTCTCGCCGTCGATCATCGACTGCACTTCTGCACGCCCGCGACGGGCATCCTCATCGGCCTTGAGCATCCGCTTGTAGGCGGCCTGCGCGGCCTTGGCATCCTTGATGCGGGATCGAAGCAACTGGCCGTCTTCCTGAACTGGAAGAAGGAGGTCTTGGGAAGTCGTCGGAGTTGGGTTCATGGCTGTGTGGGTTCCTTGCGCGGCCGTCCACGACCACGTTTGGGAGCCTCAAGCGTAGCCTCGTTCTGCGGAACGTCCAACACGTCCTCTCCAGCCTCCGGCTCATTGCCGAGAATGTTGTCGGAGATGGAACTTCCCGCAAGCCGGGTGACCACCACATGACCGGCGCGAGGTCTGAAATCCTCCTGCCAGTTGGCATTGGCGATCTGCTCCGTGATGGCCGAGTTCTTGACCATCTCAAAACGGCGGAAGACCTCGTGGTGCGTGCCGTGATTGCGGGCGGTGTTCTTCTCCAGCTTGGTCACGTTGGCCGGATAGACCGCCGCCTCCAGAATGTAGGGGTCGCCCAAATCAAGACGATCCACGCCGGACACGTCACGGAACCTGCGGGTCAGGTTCGACTGGCAGCCAAGGTAGCGGCGGAGAGATTCGCGGTAGTTGCGGTCCAGCACGTCCGCCCAGTTCGGAACCAGCGGCAGCGTGTCTGAGGTCAGGTAGAACCAATGTTCCGTGAGCATGTTGCGGGCCACGGCGTCGAACACCTCGTTGGATGATCTCGGCGGCTCACGATAGATGGTCGGCAGGACGGCCTTGAAAGTCACATCCCGGATGCCGTCGAAAATGCTCTGGACTTCGGTGAGCAACGAGCCGGTCGTGAAAACCGTGATCTTGTGGCGGGCGTCGAGAGGGCCAAAGTGGCGGAGAACTGCGGCCAGCGTCCGTGCGCGAGGCAGCGCCTTATTGGTAACAGGGATTGCAATATCCATTTTCGCTATTTTTGGGCGGATATTTACCAATGCAACCCTTAATTTGCCCGCATCCTGGCGAATTTCCGGGAAAATGCCTTGAAAGCGGACACCCTGGCCGGGGAATTTTCTTTTTCGTGCGGACGTGTGCGCAATTTACTGGAGAGTCCAAGACGGGAACGGCAAAGCTCAAGGCAGAGCAAGGCGGCGTCCGCACGGTCAGGGGATTTTCCAATCCTCGCCTTCATGTCTTTTTTCGGCTCCACCTGCACCTTGCCGCGCTGCTTGTTCTCAAATTTCCGGGCGCAGAGTTCCTTGGCCAGCGCCGGGTAGATACCCCTGATCTGGCCGGACTGGAGATATTCCCTGCCCGAAAACCAAATTTCTGACACGCGGTTGATATACCGGTCCTTGGAGGGAGTCGGGTCGGTGCCGCTGGCTGGCAGATTCGATGCCTGCCCGCTGAAATTCACTTCCAGGAACTCGCCGCTCCACTCGGACCTGACCACATCGCAGAAAGGTTTGCCCGCGCCGGTGCCGTCGATCGCCAGCCGCTTCGGGTGGACATTGCGGGCCTCGCAGGCCGCACGCAGCAGGCGGATGATCTGGTGGGTGCGCGGCTCGTCCTTGATGTCACGGTCTTCCTGCAACTCGGCAAAGTCTCCCCACTCCAGAACTTTGTTGCCGTCCTTGTCCTCGCCGAACTTCCCGAACTGCACGAAACTGTCGTCGCCGCCGTTGGTGAACGCCGGGTCGAATCCGGCGACCGCGTCCGGCGGGGTTTTCCAAAAGGTCTTGGAGTCGCCGCGATATTTGATGATGTCCGCCTCGCTGAACACTCCTTCGTCAACGCCGGTCTCGTGGAACCAGCCTTTCACGAAGCGGGCATACCGCTGGGTGGTCTCGCCAAGCATGGATTTGAAGTCGGCCAGCTTGCGGGCGGTCATCATCCAAGGGTAGCGGTCTTCTCCCAGCAGGATGTTGGGGGATTTCTCCCCGTCGAACCGGATGCACTTGCCAAGGACTGTCTCCCACTCCTCGGAGTCTGAGTGGATCGAACCCCAACCGTTCTTCGGCGTGGAGAACACTCCAAAGGGATCGTAGTGGCTGTTCGGGTTCCCGATGCCGAGCATGCTGAAATCCGGGTTGGAATACAGGTTGGCCTCCGCCGCATTGAGGAGCTTCTCGGAAAGCTCCGGCAACTCATCGCAGATCAGGATCACGCGGGAGCCTTTGTAGCCGATCAGCTTGCCCATGGCCTCGTTGGCCTTGGACTTCTCACCGGCGATGAGAACCAGTCCTTGACGGTCGGATTTGAAGTTGCCCTGCCGGTAGCGGATCATCCCCGAGGCCGAGACCAGCTCTCCCGGGAGCACCTGCTCGCCCCCAAGCACGGCTGCGGCGGCCTGCCAATACTCCTCCACCGAGCCCCAAATACGCTGACGCGAGTCTTTGAGGGATGTGGAGGTTACCAGAACCTTGGTGCCGCTGGGGGCAGCCAGGAAGTTCACGATGCCCCAGATGGCCCCAAACTCACTCTTCCCAGAATTGTGGTGAATCGCCCCTTCTGCAAAATAATGGTGTTCAACAGGAACATTCAGGTCATAGAAATCGTGAACTCCGACACTTTGAATTGATTCGACCACAACAAGTGATACCTGTAAAGGCAATGAGTGCTTGGGCAAAGAATCTTCTGAGGAATCAAGAAGTTCTGGCTCTGTTCCAGACGACAGGCAGCACCCGCTTGGTTGCTGACCAAATGGGCCTTCCACTGAGGACAGTTTCTCACATCCTGAAATCGAATGGTGTAAATACACCTCGGGAGGGTCGCCGTCACAACCCGTACGCTGCCTGTGATCGAAATGCGGAACTGGTTCTCCAAATGAACCGGGAATGCCGCTCTCTAGCTGAAATGGCAAAGGCGGTTGGCACCAAAGGGAGTGAGGTGAAGAAATTTCTTCGGCGTCACGGGGAGACGCGAGAGTTTCCAAAAGCCGTGACGGGGCCTCGTCATTACGCGTGGAAGGGGCGGACAACAGATGCGGATGGGTATGTTCTGGTGCATGTGAAAGGTCATCCCAGACAAAGGAGACATGCCCCGTATATCTTTGAGCATCGTCTGGTGATGGAGCAGCACTTAGGGCGGCCGCTTGAGCGGCGCGAAGTTGTTCACCATAAAGATGGAAACAAGGCGAATAATCAGATCGAGAATCTGCAACTGTTCCAAAGCAATGCCGAGCATCTGGCTTTCGAGTTGAAAAGTCGGACCCCAAAGTGGTCGCCGGAAGGTCGGGCGCGTATCCAAAAAGCTCGCTGGCCACAGTCACCGACTCTGCTCGAACCCACCCATGCGGAGTCAAAAGCCGATGCGCCTTCGTACACTTGAATGACTCTCCGTTGGACAGCTTGAACTCGAAAAGCTCCTCCCGACCTTTCAGGTAGGGCACGTCTGCGAGAACCGGGCCGTTGAGGGTCTGCACAACTGGTTGAATTTTCGACTCACATAGCTCTCGGATAGTGGGCAAGTTTCCAGTTAGAGGGTCCAGCATCCGGGTATCTCCTGAAACGCAGGAGGAGCATCCGGCGATCGCGAGGAACTTGTTCGCGCAGGCGTTTTCCAACATCCGCTCGGCCCAAGGGTGGAAGACGAATTTCTTGGTCGAGGCCTTTGAGTTCCAAATGGCATTGACGATGTTTTTGAAGTGGGTCGGCTTCCCCGGGGAGGTTTTCGGCGGATTGAGGAAGGCTTCCAGTTCCAGGGTCAGGTCGTGCATCGGTTTTCCAGCAACCGGACGCCACCAGACCCCATACTTTTCGCGGTAGCCTTGAGCGATGAGATCGGATTTTTTCATGGGCCTTCCTTAAAACAATTGTTAAACATTACCCTAGACGGGAAAAATTTTCCAGACACCGACGTAGAACCCCGGCGGCCCGGAATCTGGGGGTGGGGGAGGACCGGTGGTGGTCTGGTGGCGGGCGCTTGCTCATTCTCCGGCAGAGGGTAGCGGTTTGGGGGGCGGCACCAATTCCGGCGGGGCAGGCTGGATGGCGAAGGGCAAAGGCGTTTTTTCCTCGGATTTGTCCAAAAACTCGACGTAAGCCGGACACTGACTGGAATTTATCTCCGGGAAGTGGAGCGAGACGAGCGGCGCGGCGGTTTTATCCAGTCCAGCGGCGCGTTCCGCGATCCGGGCGGCACGCTCGATGTCCTCCCAGCGTTCCAGCTTTCTTGGGGTGGCGGATTTGAGGGCGGTGCTGGCGAGGTCGTACAGCGTGCCGCGCAGGCGTTCGCCTTTGGCCTCCCAGGACTCGGCGACGACGGCAGCGGGGGGCTTGGGGACTGTCGGGGATGGGGCCGAGGCCGCAAGGCGGGCAGGTGTGGGCCATTGCTCCCGCTGTGCGCGTTTTTTAGCGGTTTCGTAGTCGAGTCCGTACTTCGCGGCGGCCTCGCGGATGGTTAGGCCGAGGGCGACGGCCTCCCGGCACGCGGCCCAAGTCTCGGGGGGTGTTTTGGTCATGGCACAAAAAAGCCCGGCCCCTGCGGAATGCAAGAGCCGGGCGGGTGGCAGTCGGGCACGGGTCATTGCCCGTACTTGTGCGTCCAGAAAGAGACGCAATCGTCGCACAGCCCCCCAGAGCCGGAAGACGGCGAATGCAGCGAGCCACAGCCTGCGCAGGAAACCGCATCCCAGCTTGTTTTGTCCTCCTGCTCCCATTGCCACGCGAGGCGCGAGACTCCGGCAGGTCGGCCCCGGCGCTCTCGCTTGCTCGCAATACTAGACACCGGCGCAGGACGGGAGATGATCGGCAAAGGCCATCGCTTCGCGCCGAGCTGCTGGCAAATGTCCAGCATGAGCCCGGCGCAGTTATCGAGTTGATCCAGATCAACGTACTCGCGGCTTGTGTGCGGATTGTGGTACCCTGCGGAGAGATTCGCCGCGCATACTCCGGCCCCGCGATCAACTAGAGCTTCGACATCGGTCATCATTCCGCATGCGGGAGAGTACCCCCGTGATTTTAAGAGCGGCTTGACCGCTGCTCGGAACTCCGCGCTTTGGAGGTCAAGCGAGCCGATGCGATGCACGAAATCCGTGCTCCCGCGCCTGTCGGCTTGGAGGATCAGCGAAGCATCAGCGACGTGTGCGAGGTCAATATGTCGCGAGCCCTCGCACCCTGTTTCCTCATCAACGACAAAGAGGAGCCGAAACGCGGGCAGGCGCTCGGCAACGGCGATTGCCGCGACAATGCCGCACTTATCGTCTCCACCAACGCCGATTTGATGCACCTCTTGACTATCCATTGCATAAAGCCTCCGGCCAAGTCGGTGCAGCGTTAGGTGGCCTGTGATGTCGTGCACCGTGTCCAGGTGCGCGACGAGCACAGGCCGCACATCGACAGTGCCGTGCGTCACAATAACGTTGCCGATTTCGTCCCGTTCGACGTCCCAGCCGCGAGCGGTGCAGATGTCCGCGACGGTTTGCGCTTGAGTCTCGCAGTGGTAGCTTTCGGCTTCTACCGAAAAAACCGCGTCAATGAGTGAGTCGGAAATGTGGAGAGGGGAAAGCTTGCTTGTCTTGTTCTTTTTCATGGTGTCGTTGGTGTTTGGTGTTTGGTGTCTTGGTGTCTTGGTGTCTTGGCTCATGCGCGGGAGACGTAGTCTTCGTGCAAGTATATGGTACCCAGGCGGCCGCCCATATCGACCTCATACGCATCTACGCGAAGAATGTGTTCTTGTGATCGCTCACAATAGACAATGTCCCCGCTCTCGTTGTGGTAGTAGTCCCCATTAACGAAGATCGCGTCGTCTTCGCTGATCCACTCGCCGTGAACGTCTTGGACCTGTCCGCGGTGGGCGTCGGTACGGCTCCCGTCTTGGTTGTCGTACGTGAACTCCGCGCCGGAGTTCCATGTGCTAAACGTGGTTCCACATTGGTAACGGAAAGAGTCCATGTAAGGAAAAAACATGTTTGACCGGGGCTCGGAAGCAGCGTCAAAAGTCAAATCTCCCGAGAAGACTCCGCCGCCAGACTTGAGCCAAGTGCTGTTCCCCGCTCTGTCGTGTTCCTTCTTCGCCCAACCTTGAGCGAAGATGTACGTCATGAGGGCTTCTTTAATACTCGGCTGTCCATAGAGCCTGTCGACCACGGTACCAATTTCGTTCGTCTCCCAAATGACCGCACGAGCAACGTACTTGTCGTGCTGGACACCCACGAGCAAGCGCGCCCCGATGCGCGCATAAAAGGGGCCAACCTCTTCCCCCCACATGCAGGATTGAATACCATTCGGGTGATCGTCGCTTTCCTCTGCACCCCACGTCCGTGCGTCATAAGCACGGGTGATTTCATCCGCCGTCGCCAGAATTTGCCACTCGATCTTTTCCCCGGCTTCCACTCCGCCGAATGCCTCGGCGAACGCCGCGTACTCGTCGTCCCTGAACCGCTCAGGATGCCGAAGGATGCCCCGTGCAAATTTCGCGGGTTTGATTTCCACGCGGCCTGCTCGTTCCCATTTGCCGTCATGGGTGATCCCTTGCGTGCGATTTGCGGGGCAGTAGGAAATCAGGCCCTCACGCTCTCGGACGGCGAAGTAATCCCCGAAGGGAACCACTGCATGAGAGACGCGGGACGATGACGCAGAAAGCAGCGCCTCGGCCACACGTGCCGCCTTCGCATTAGTCCCGCCCGCGATACGTTGGAGCCAGTCGGAGAGAGTCCCCGACAAGCGAAGCGCCGAAGGGTACGCTGCTTTTCGCTGCGCGACCGTCGGAGCCTGCCAATGGTTGCGGAAGCTCACGCGGCCGCGTGCGTTGCGGATGTAGGGCAGCACCCAAGAGCTGCGCCCTTGCGTGGCCCAGTCGTACGCCGCATCGCGTGGGTGAGCGAAAGCGAGGCCCAAGCGGGTTAGCTCGCGAAGGTTTCGTTCGAGTTTCTGTTCAAGTGTTTTCATGTGTTGGTCTATTGGTTTGTTGTTCGCGCCTTGTGACGCGGTGCCCTATATAACGCCACCCCGCCGCATTTGGCTATCAAAACTTTTCCGCGCCCCCCTTTTCTTTGTCATCCCCTCACCAATCGCACGAGCGCACGAGCGCGTGAGCGCGTGAGCGCGTGAGCGCGAGGCCGCGCCCGGTCGCCCGACCCATGACTCTTTTCGGCAATACGAAAGCCGCTCTGAAAATACGAAAGGTGCTCTGAAAAATGTTGACAGCAAAAATAGCCTATGCAAAATGTCGGTCCCGAAAGGAAACCAACATGAGCAAAAAGCACTTCATCCAACTGGCGGACATGGTCCGCGACAACCGGGCGGCATTCTCCGATGCTGCCATTGAAAAACTGGCGGACTTCTGCCGGAACCAGAACCCTCACTTCAACCGCGCCCGTTTCATTGACTACATCAATGGCAACTGCGGACCTTGTGGAGGCAAACGCTAACCACAACCAAAGGGGCCGCGCATCTTACACGCGGACACAACAAATGGAAACCACACACCCGCAAGCCCTGCTTGTGATCGTCCTCGCCCTCATCTTAGCCGCCCTCCTCAACCCATGAGCCGACCCCTCGATTTCATCTCCCTGCGCGACCCTCTCACAAACCGCACCACGTCGTTGGTGATCTACGGACGCCGCCCGGACCAAAACCAGCTTCTCGGAATCAGCGGAGGGCTTTCACATGGCTCCCTGGTGGAACCCAATTCCCACCAGGACGCCGACAAGCTCATCTACTGGCTCCAAGATTGGAAAACCCGCAACTCGAACAAAAACCAGAACCCATGAAAGAGACCGAACTTCAAAAACTAGCGCGACAGCTCGAAGCAGAAAGACTTGTGCAGATCGGTGGGACAGGCGAAGAATCAGCGCCCGAAGCCGCCCCTGAAAGTGAGCTGTCCAAACCTGACACGAGTAAGGGCGCGGTGGAAGGCGCAACACCAACTCCAAATGCAGAACAGGCTCAACAGAGTGGCAGTGTCAACCAAGGGCAAGACGGCGAAGCAAATCTCGCTGGAAATGCGCCTCAAGGCGTGCCTGCGCAAGCTGCCAAGGGGCTGTCACAGGTGGATCAAGGAAACATCGCCGCAGGTGGAGCTGCTGCCGCTGCGAGCGTGGTGGATCAGAAAGCTCACGCGGCAGCAACCTCGCTGAACAACGACCTTCCTCCGCCAAGCGAAGCCCAGAAGCAGGCGGGCAACTACAAGATGGGCCATCTCAAAGTCGGTGGTGTTGCCATCACCGTCGAGAACCCGGATGGCTCTCAGCGCACATGGAAGAACGAGGACACTGGCGAGGCTGGCCCCAGCACGATCCATGACCACTATGGCTACATGAAGAACACTGTCGGCGCTGATGGTGATCACATCGACGTGAACACCAAGACCGGCAGACACCCAAACACACTATGACCTACCCATACCCAACCAACAAAATGGAGGCGCTGGCCTATGCCGCGCACCTCGGCCCCAACCTCGTGGCCATCTACCGTGTGACGCCGGTCCTTGGCGGCATCAACTTCGCCGCCGTGCCCACGGAGGACTTGCCGGACTTCCTCGGCGGGAACTGGCAGGTAGTCCCACCGCCCAAGGTCACCAACCTGACCCCGGCCCCGGTGATCATCGACAACCACGTCTTTCCGCCCTCCGGGCAGGTTGCGAGCGTGCGGAGGCTGTTTCTAGACCACCCGCTGCCGCTGCCGGTGATGATCCAAACCTACGGCCCCGTGACCGGACTGCCGCCACCCTCGGAAGGTCAGTTCTTCATCGTCAGCGAGGACGTGGCCCGCGCCTCCCACCGTGCCGACTGCCTCTTCCCTGCCGACCAAACCCTCATCCAACTCCCCGCGCTATGAACTACGACCCCCACGAAGGCATGGGACTGGTGACCCTCGCGGCCGTCTGGACGCTGATCTTGATCACCATCTACATCTTGACCAGCTTCCCCCGCTGAACCGCCACCCCTACCAAAGGCCGCCCACAAGGCGGCTTTTGCGTGTCCAGGCCCGCACCGCCGATCCCGACCCAATGACCCAAAACGAGACCCGCCAATACGAAGGCCGCTCCGAAATCCAGCCCCGCCAATACGAAAGCCGCTCCGAAAAGTTGGTGATCGGTGACGCGTCACAGCACCCGGAATCGGAAATCCTCCTGGACCGGGCGTTTGCATACATATCCGTGCCACGGTTCCATAGCCCCCGGCCCCCTGTACTTTTTTATTTATCGCCATAGAAATAAGGATTCCAGAGTTGTCTGCTGTGACGTTTTGCTAACAATTTCTCGGCTTCGCCTCTAACCCCGTTGGAAATCAAGGCGTTACGCCAAAGTTGGTGACGTGTGACGCCCTTCCTTTCCCTCAAATCCCCTACCCTTCCATCTCCGATCTCCTACACCACTTTCGGAGCTTTCTTTCACGATGCTTAACACATCCTCTATTCTTTTTGCGACTCATTTCTGATTCTCTTCTCACTTTTGCGAAAACCCGAATCCGTCTTGACACAGCCCCCTCCTTTTTGCTAACACTCGCCATGCCCTACATCCCGAACCGATTCCTCTCCGCCGATCAGATCGAGCAGCGCCGATTGGCTGACCGCGACCGCCGTTGGCGCAAACGCGGCGTGCCGAAGCTCCGCGACCCCACCAAACCCTTGGCCGACTCCACCCTGCGCACCCGCGCCTACCGGGCACGTCAAAAAGAGCTGCGCAGCAACCGGCTGGCCGCAGGTGTCTCACCGGCGTCCCCTGTGACACTCCCACCTGTCCCACGCGTCCCCGTCGAGCCCATCGACCTCCCTCCTTTGGACCCGCGCCTGATCAAGTTGAAGTCCCTGTCCAAGGCAATCTTGACCAACCACCCGCGCACCCAGACACCCGAGTTCCTTTTGGCTCTCACGGCGCTGGAAGCTGGAATCTGGAACACTGATCTGGAACCGGAACCTTTAATGCCTGCGGTTGTGGACTTGGGATAAACCTCCTCAGCCGCTCCGGCACCTCCTCCGGCGAGGGCATCGAGTTCGACTTCCTCAGATTGTCGCGTTCCCAGATCGGCCGCAGGTTTGAATAGTGGGACAGCTCAAGCACGTCCTCCATGGTTTTGGCGCAGGACAACGGGACAATGTGGTCAATGTGCCACTTCCCCCGGTTCCCCCACCCCATGCCCTCCGGGAACTGCTTCTCGATGTGCTCCCGCAGCTCGCGCCAGGAGCACCCGATCATGGCGGAGACCCCCCGCTGCTTCACCAGTCCGCGCCGCGAGAGGAACTTGCCCAACCGGCACCTGACACGTCCGATGAGCAGGTAGATGGGATCGGTGGCCCGTCTGCGTCTGGCATACTTGTTCATGGACGCCCTGACCTTGTCGGGGTTGGCCTTTGACCAGCGGCGGCGGTGCTCCTTGTCCCGCTCGGGATTGGCCTCCCGCCACGCTTTCCGGTAGTGCCTTGGCTTGTCAGGATTGGCCTCCTTCCATTGCCGGGTCAGCTCCTGGGCAGACTCCCGGAGCCGCTCGAAGTGCTCTGCCGTCACCCAGTATTCGAGGCCCCGGCAGGAGTAGTGCCAGAACCTCTTGCCGTCTTCTCGTGTGTCTCCCCTGCGGAACCGTTTGGAGCGCATCTGGAAAGGTTAACCCAAAACCCGCCTCCCGCGAACAAAATACTTTCCCGGCAAAATAGTTGTTGCCATGACTTTCCTTTTTGCTTATACCTCCAACGTCAGTCTAAACCTAATACCACTAAACACCATGTCCAATATCACCCTACCTCCGGCCGCCGTTGCCACACGCAGCGCCCCCTGTCTCTCCGACCGCTACAACTTCATCTCCTCGCAGGAGATCGCGGAAGAGTTCGCCAGCAATGACTGGCATCTGGTCGGTGCCTCGCAGTCCCGCTGCCGCAAGCCCGGACGCGACGGCTTCCAGAAGCACCTCATGCGTTTCGCCCACGCCTCGCAGCTTCACCAGTCCAGCTCCGAGCGCGTCGAGACCGTTGTCTTCAACAGCCACGACGGCGCGAGCAGCCTCCAGATCGGCGCGGGCGTGTTCCGCTTCATCTGCGCCAACGGCCTCGTTGTCGCCGACAGCACGGTTGCCACCGTCCGTCTCCCCCACACCTACCTGGAAATGGACCGCGTGGTCGAGGCATCTCATTCCATCCTTGGTGCCGCCTCGAAGGTCCGCGACACCATCACGGAGTGGAAGCAGCTCGAAGTCACCAAGGACGAGGCCCTCCATCTGGCCGAGCAGGGCATCAAGCTGCGCTGGGGCGGCGACCTGCCAGCAGACCAGTATCCGGTCACCCCGACCACGCTCCTCCAGCGCCAGCGTCTTGATGATTGTCCGCGAGACCTTTGGACGACCTTCAACGTGGTTCAGGAAAACCTGATCCGTGGCGGCGTCCGCGACGCCCGTGCCCGCGTCAATCCGCGCTCCACCACCAACCGCTTCTTTGGCAGTGTCCGCGGGCTCAAGGCCCTGGATGAATCCCTGCGCGTCAACCGTGGCCTTTGGGATGCCGCCTCCACCATCGCACTCTCCGCCTGACCCCTATGATCACCGCGTCCTCCGATTCTGCCCACCGTGGCAAAGATGTCCGTGAAGTTATCTCCGAAGTCCAGCGCGTGCTGGAGCAGATTGGCAATCCAGCCTACTGCCCGCTCGTGGCCGCGCTCTCCCCGAACAACGGCATGGATGTCTGGCCCTCCTTCAACCCCTATGTCCACATCAATGTCGTCATCCCTGTCGCCGGTTGAGCAGGACGTTAACTGGATTCTGGCTTACGCGCTTCTGGATTCTCTGGCCAGCGACCTGAAAATCCGGCGCAAGCAAGGATTCTGGGAGCAGCACCCCGATGAGATGGAGGGCAAGGTTGCCTATCCGGTCAACGAGGTGCCGCAGCCAAACGACCTTCTGCGCGAGCTGCGCTCCGCCTGGTTCACCCGCCTGTGCGACATCATCTTCCACGACACCCGTGGCACCGTCCGTGTGGGACGTTCCGACATCCTGCGACGGGCAAGAGCCTGATTCGCCCCCCATACCCAAATGAAACACACCGCATCCATCCACGACCTCATGTTCCACAACCTCTACCCGACCGTTCAGCAGATCGCCAAACGGACGGAGAGCCTCCTCCAATCACGCCAGCGCCGTGGCATCAAATTCACCCGCTCCGAGGCCATCCAACTGGCCGAGAAGCAGCTCATCTCCGAGCGGATTGCCACCCGCGAACACAACCACCGCAAGGCCACCCACACCGCACGCCTCGCCTTCCGCGCAGCCAACGCCATTCCCGCCCGATGAGCACGCCCTTCCCCGAAATCCACGAGTTCGAGTCCGCCATGTCCGCCCTTGAGCAGATTCAAGAGCTGGCCGTCACCCAGCGCCAGCGCGTTGACGACGCCAGCCTCCGGCTTGGCCGCGCCATCCGCAAACAGATGCGCGACAAACAAATCCGCTACCGGCCCTTGCAGAAGATTCTCAAAACCAGCCCCTCCCTCATGTCGCAGAAGCTCCTTGGCTTCACCGCCTTTGTCTCGGTCACCGAGGCAACAGCTTATGCCGACGCAGTCCACCACCTCTCCAACCAGAAAAACCCATGAGTTTCCCCACAGCACCCCCAAAAGATGACCTCCCCGGCTTCGGCCTGTCCCTTGCCATGGAGCACCTGAAAACCGAGATGACTTTCTTTGTCATCATCGGCAGCAAGACCGGTCACCCGGACGACATGACCTACGTCGAGGCCCATGTCCCGGACAACCGCATGCTGGAGCACTTCTGCGACCAGTTCTCCGCCGTGTGCCAGAAGATCAACTCAACCGGAAGCCTGGACTAAGATCATGCCGCTCGCCGATTTTGAAGCAGCCTGGGAGAGACGCCGGAGGGAGCCCGCCCCGCTTGCCCCACGCCCATTGACAGTGGCGATCGACTTCGACCACACATGGACAGCCGACCCGCACGGATGGCGGGACTGGTATGACTTCATGCTGGCGCGTGGGCATGTCGTGATCCTCGCAACCGGCCGGAGCGGCTGGAGCGAGGACATGGGAAGGGCGCACCTTCCTGCGCACATGCCAATCGTGTATTGCGGGCGTGAACTCAAAGAGCACGCGACACGAAAGGCGGGCTGGAACGTGGACATCTGGATCGACGACATGCCCGGAATGATTCAACACTGCCACGTTCTTGACGACCAGGAGGTTCTGTAATCTTTGTGCCATAAAGATCAAACCAACACCAACTATCTGAACTCTATGAACCACCCCGACAATCTCCAGCAAATCGCAGACGACGCTTTCCTTGCGCTTCCAAAAGGAATTGGCTCTCTCGAATCAGACCCATCTGATTACCCTTATTGGGACAATGAAGCCCCTCACAGGCTGGCGATTGCCAAGCATATTCTGGATGCTGTTGGCAAGAAGTCTGAGTCCACACCAAAGAATGAGTTCAAACTTCCAACTCCGCCACCGGGCATGAAGTGGCACCGTGAAGATGGATGGACTGAGGATATGCTTCCGCAGGGGCGGAGGCCGTTGATCTTGGAGGAAAAAATCATCTACGGGGTGGACGAGTATTCTTACCGCACTAACACCTGCGGGATATTTTGGTACACCCCCCGCCCTCTCACCTTCACTCACGAAGGCCACGAATGGACATGGCACCGTCCGGGCGATCCAATGCCGTGCGATGGGGGGCGCGAGGTATGGGTGATCGGAGAAGATCACCGTGTCTGCCACCACGCTTGCCACCGTCCTTCCAAGGCAAAAACGTGGGCGTGGAAAAATACCACAAAACCCTACATCATCGGATGGCGCTACGCTGATGAGTCTCCAAAAGAAACCACACCAACCTCCATCTCCGACACCGCCAAGTCCATCGTTGCTGGCGACAGGGCCAAAGACTACGGTGACGCATCAGAGTCGTTTGCCCGCATTGCCGCCCTGTGGAGCGCGTGGAAGGGTGTCGAGTTCACCTCTTGGGATGTGGCCATGATGATGATCCTCCTCAAAGTCAGCCGCGCAAAGACCGGCAAGAAGCAGGACACGCTGATTGACATCATCGGGTATGCGGAATGCGCGGAGAAGGTTGGAGGGAGCGCCTCGGATCAGACACCGCGAACCCAAGACCATGAATAACACGACCAGCGCACCAGAGCGGTTGTCCTGCATCCGATTTGTTCGGCTTTCGGTGCTTGATTTCATTGCGGTCATTCGTCGTTCGCGCCAAGACAGCGAGCGATTCTTTATGCGCGGCGGGTGCTGGGAAATGTTCTGCCTTCTGCGTAATGTCTGGCCAGAGGCTCAACCTTACCACTCATGGACTGACGACGTGACTCTTGGTGTTGGGCAACATGTGGCGACGAAAATAGGAGATCATCTTTACGATATTCGAGGGCGCATCCGCAGGCCGTCATTGTATCAGCCCATGACGCTGACATCGTGGCCGTCACTGCGTGGCGGTGATCGTCCGCATCGTTGGGCAAAGCACTACCGCAGTGAGCCGAACGCAGAGGTGAGGCACGGCGCGAAGGACGCCGACCTCGACTAGAGACTTTATCGCCGTTGCCTCGACCGTCTTGTTAGCGGTTGGGAGCGGCAGGAAACCACAAGAAAACACCGAAATATGAAAGACACCGAAATCAAAAACGCCGTGATCGAATCGGCAGAAATCACCATGGCAGAGCGCGGCATCTTGGATTGCTGGCTGCATCTCGACTTCGGAGGAATGGGGCAAGGCTTTGGAGGCTACGCGCTGTATCTGCCAAAATCGTTCAGCCATCACCAAGTCTTGAGCGTGGCTGGACATCACATCTTCCGCATCTTGGAAATCGCTGGTGTGGAAAAGTGGTCGCAACTGAAAGGACGCACCATCCGAGTGGAAGGATCGTGGTCGGAAATCAAGCGCATCGGCCACATCGTGAAAGATGACTGGTATTGCCCCAGCGAGGATTTCAAGGCGGCTCTGGATTCTTCCGCTAACCAATAGCTCACCGACGCGAAGCGTTCGGTGCAGCGCAAGTTCTACGCTGCTTAATCCCACCCATTTCTCATGAAACTGCTCGCCATTGACCCAGGAAAACACGGAGGTTTCGCTTTTGGCCCCACCGGCTCCATACCACAACTGTTCAACATGTCGGAAACCCCGCACGACATCTCGGAATGGTTCGAGGTCCACCGGCCGGAACGGCTTTTCATCGAGGAGGTCGGCGGCTATATCGGCGGCATGGGCGCACCCGGAAGCGCGATGTTCAACTTCGGACGTAACTTCGGGATTCTCCTCGGGGTCGCCGCCGCGTTCAAAGTGCCCACCGTGCTGGTACGTCCGCAGAAGTGGCAGAAAGCCCTCGGACTTGGAACCTCGACCGGTATGAGCAAAACAGAGTGGAAAAATAAGTTGAAAGCAAAAGCTCAGCAGCTATATCCGTCATTGAAGATCACCCTGGACACGTCCGACGCCTGCCTCATCTGGCATGCCGCCGCGTTCAGACAAATCCAATGACCTATGTTTTCCACCAGCCCTAAACCCGCACGTTTCCGCGTCACTTACCGGATTCAGAGCCGCGAATACTGGTTCACGATTCCGGCAATTTCAGCCAGCGCAATCTGGCGTTCGTGGGATCGTCTCGGTTCCACGCTAGTTGATGTCAGTGAAGTATGACTCGTAAAAGCCATGACCAATAAACAACAACGAATCGCCATGCGCGAGGCGATCCGGGAGGCTGCAAAGGTGCTGTATGCTACCGAGTTTAACAGTGGTAGAAACGGTGTGATCTGCCAAGTGTGTTTTGCTCACGTCTCGCAGGGCCATAAAGACGGTTGTGTGTTTGCCGCAGCCCTCGCCAAGCTCCAACCCTTCCTTCAATGACCCACGAAGCCCAATACCATGCCCTACATTCTCTCCGATACTCCATCCATCGTCCGCTGCCTCGTCCGCAGGGAGTTCACCCAGAACCACCTGACCGGAAAAGGCCGGTATCTCAAAGCCCACATCCTCGGCGTTCGCTGCCAGGAAGCGGCGAGCCTCCAGTTCCAGGTTCGCTTCGAGGATCCCGACTGCGCGGGGGCCATGTTCTGCCTGCCGATCCAAGCCCTGTGCTGGAAGGAGTGTGCGATACCCGATGCGGAGCTGATCCAGCCTTGGGATACGTTCAGCAGCCACTTCACCGTGCATGAGTTCGGCCTGTGGAAACGCGGCAACGCTCAACTGCTCAACGTGCGCAAGGTCAAAGGCCACCCAGCCCGGCTGGACGCCCGCTACTTGTTCACCATCGACTTCGAGGGCAACGCTTTGTCGGATTGCCCGCAACAACATAAGCAGTTGCATTTTTTACAGGTTGATGCCGGGTGGTTTGCCGCCGTGCCGAACAACCGAGTGTTGAGCGTGGACACGGCATTTGAGAAGCCTTGCGAACAGCTCCCGCGCTTCGAGTCCCTTGAACATCTTTACACGGCTGAATGCCGGATTGGAGAACCCACACCATGAGCAAAGCACTAGCAGACATCCCCGAAGAAGAACGCCGCATGAAAATCCGCCGAGCCCTGTCCATGCACAAGGACGGCTGGTCAAAGCACACCATCGAACGCCGACTCAGAACCCAGTGGAGTTCGATCATGAAATGCGGCAAGGAACTTGGACTCGTCAAATGACACCCCGCCCCTACCAGATCGAAGCGGCGTCACGGCACGCGGCCAACTTGAAGCGCTTTGGTGTGACGGTTGACGGCTCCGACACCGGAACAGGCAAGACCTTTGTGGCCGCGCTGACCGCCAAGAGTCTTGGCTGGCCGGTTGCCGTTGTCTGCCCGAAGTCCGTGATCCCTTCCTGGAAGGAGACGCTGGCAGTCATGGGCATCACGCCGCTGTTCGTGGAGAACCTGGAACGCATTCGTTGGGATCAGAAGCACGCCCGCAGGGCCAAAAAGGGATGGGAGTGGAATCTCCCTTGCCGGTGCCTGCTGATCTTTGACGAGGCGCACCGTTGCACCGGCTCGGACAGCCAGAACGCGATGCTGCTCATGTCCGCACCAAAACCGGTCATGATCGTCTCGGCCACGCTGGCGGACTCTCCGCTCAAAATGCGGGCGGTCGGCCACCAGCTTGGCATCGTGCATTGGGACGAATGGTATCGCTGGTGCTTCGCCCAGGGCTGCCAGAAGAACCTGCCTTTCCAAGGCCTCAAGTTCACGGGGGGAGAGGATGTCCTGCTCAACCTGCACCAGAAAGTATTCGGGGAGAAAGGCGTCCGCATCCGGGTGGCCGATCTCGGTGATGCGTTCCCGGAGAACCAGGTGGTGACCGTAGCCGTGCCCGTGGACGAGACCGACGCCCTCGACCAGGAATACTACTCCGCGCTGGAGGCGCTGGAGCAGGATGCCAAATCGGCCGGGGAGATGCTCCTGCGTGCCCGCCAGAAGTCCGAGCATTTGAAGCTCCCGGCGGTCATCGAGATGATTGACGACGCCATGGACCAAGGAGCCAGCGTCGCCGTGTTCATGAACTTTACCGACACGCTTGACCGTCTGCGGCAGGCGTTCCCGGACGCTGGCACCATTCATGGCGGCCAGACGGCGGACGAACGCGAGGAGGCGATCAGGAAGTTCCAGTCCAACGAAAGCCGGGTGATTCTCGCCATGGTTCAGGCCGGAGGAGTCGGCGTCTCGCTGCACGACCTGCATGGCGGGCATCCGCGTGTCTCACTGATCTTCCCCACATGGAGCGCCGTGGAGATGCGCCAGGCTCTTGGCCGCATCCATCGCAACGGCGGGAAAACTCCCTGCCTCCAGAAAATTCTCTTCGCCGCCGACACGGTGGAGGAGCGCGTCCGCAGAAAAGTTGACAAAAAACTGGACAACATTGACCTCATTAACGATGGGGATATGACGCTTACTGAACTATGACAAACAGCAATCAGCCCCACTCCGGACGTGCGCACGCCAAGCGCAGCCCGTCTTCCCTCGGCAACTACGCCGTCTGCCCTCATTACCTGCCTGACAACGACCGTCCGCTGCATCCGGTGACGGTTGAGGGCACCGCCATCCACGAGGCCATCGAGAAGCGAGACCTCGGCGGGCTTTCTCCTGACGCCAGGCAGATCGCGCAGACCGGCATCCGATACTGGGACGGCCTTCTGGCCACCCGTAAAAACTGGCGTCAGTATGTGGAAATCCGCATCGACATTCCCCACATGGGCTTCGGTCACGCCGACCTTGTCATGCTTTCTCCTGACGAGACACAGGGAGTTTTGGTGGACTGGAAGACCGGATACAACGCACAGGCCGCGGTGGAGAACAACATCCAGCAACGTGCTTACGCATCCGGGCTTTTCCGCCGGTTCCCCAAGCTCCGGGCGCTGGAAATCCACGTCGTCTATGTGCGCCTGCTGGAGGCCGACATCAATTTGGTGACCCTGGAAGACTGCCCGCAGATCGAGCTGGAGCTTATTGCCATCGACCGAAGGGCCGAGGAGGCGGAGCAGAACGCGATTTCCGCCCACAACCCCGACCCTGCCGTCTGCACCTACTGCGTCAAAGCAGGTGTCTGCCCTGCGCTCAACAAGCTCGCCCTGCCGGTGGCCGAAGCCTATGCCAAGGCCCGCCCCGAGGCGCTGACCGTGCCGGAGGCTTACGATCCGGCGTTGATCACCGACCCGGCCGTCATGGCCAAGGCTCTGGTCGTGGCCGACATCATGGAGCGCTGGTCGGAGAGCGTCCGCAAACACGCGGTTGATCTGCGCCTTGATTCCGGCGTTGAGATTCCAGGCTACACCCTGGTCAACCGCAAAGGCAGCACTTCCGTTATCGACCCGCAGCTTGTTTACTCCTTGGCACAGGAAGCCGGACTCGATCACGCGGCCATCATGGGGTCAGTGAACATGTCGGTGCCCAAGCTGCTGGATGCCATCCGCGATACCGCCCCCAAAGGGCAGAAGAAGCACGTTGCGCAGGAGTTCGAGGACACGCTCCGGGATTCCGGGGCTGTGATGATCGCGCAGGATACCTACCATCTCCGTAAATCGAGGGCCGCGTCATGAAGAACGTTCGTCTCACCCCCAACAGAAAAGCATTCCTGGCCATGCTTGACCTGTTTTGTGCCGTCACCGAAACCCGCCTCCTGCCTGCGGTAAACTCTCCGCTGCATCACACGTTGCGCTGGCTGGTGGACGATGCCGGACACAAATCCCGTCGCCGCAAGACCCGGCTCAAACACCGCAAACCACGCCGCCGATGAACGAACTGTTTTACCCCCACTCCGAGGAACAGGAGACCTATCCGATCTACGAACTCCCGGGCTTCCTGACCGACGAGGAGATCAAGTTTTTCCGCGACTACATCGACCAGGTGAACTTCCGCCAGAAAATTCTCGCGGACTCGAAGATCGCCAAGGTCATCGAGGCCAAAGTACGTCAGCACAATTTCCCGGATGCCGGGACTTTCTACGGGTGCTCCAAGGAGATCACCGTCTCCAAGCACGTCGCGCCTTTCCATATCGCCACCCACAAGGACAACCGCAAGGACGAGGGGCGCAAAAAGAACCTCAAGAAACTCTTCGTCTATCTCGACGAGGACGAGGAAACCCCCGACAGCGGCGGAACCATCTTCCTGGACAAGAACCGGAAGCCGGTGGCCACCATCAAACGGGAGCGCGGAAAAGCGTGCTTGTTTGACATCCGGCAGCTCCACAAAGGACAGAAACTTGTCAAAGGCACCAAGTACCTCATTGGCACACGCCTGCTCTACTCCTAATCGCTATGCCCAGACCACTTGCACCCAAAGGCGGCAATGATCGCGTTTATACTCCGCCCGCGCTGGCCAAGGCCATCGTGGACCACTTCAATCCCGCGACTTCCGCCTGCGTTCTTGAGCCGTGCGCCGGTCCCATTGGCAAACAGGCATTCGTGGACGCTCTGATCGACTACGACCTTGGTTGGTGCGAACTCGATGAAGGGACAGACTTCTTCACAAGAAGTCCAACGTCGTTTCGCTACGACTGGGTTATCACCAACCCGCCGTGGTCCAAGCTCCGGGCCTTCCTCAAGAAATCCATGGAGTGCTCAAACAACGTCGTGTTCCTCTGCTTGGTGAACGCCTTCTTCATGAAGGCCCGCCTCAAGGACATGGCAGACGCGGGCTTCGGCATGAAGGAGATTCTCTTTGTACCAACCCCACCAAAGCCTTGGCCACAGACCGGATTCGCTCTCGGGGCGGTTCATATCCAGCGCGGATACACTGGAAATGTGACGCTCAGCAAATTGAATGAATAAAACCACTTGCGCTTCCCTAGCATCTCTTTATCTCACCACTGTTCGCTAACCACGCGACGTTCAACATAACCAACACCCAATACACCATGGCTAAAATTGCTATCAACCCTGCGGCACCTGCCACCTCCCCCTCCTCCCAAGAACTCACTGCTCCGGCTTCCTCGCATGAACTTGCGGTGGGCATCCCCGGCCAGTTTGAAGGAGAGTTCACCTCCCGTGACTTCGCCATCCCGTCTCTGGTCGTCTGCCAGAAATCCGGCAAGCTCATGGATGACAACCCCGCATGGCTCGGCCACTTGATCTACGACAAGTGCCTTGACCTCGGCGCGTCGGCCAAAGCCGTCTTCTTCCGTGTGAAGCGTTACTTCATCGAAGACCTGCCCTTCGGCAGCGACGGTATTCCCCGCAAGTTCGACACCGTTGCCGAGGCCCGCGAGGCTGGCGTTGACGTGGCGGACATCGCGGAACTCGACTGCCTCATCCAGGTTCCTGCCGACTTTGACGGCGGTGAGCAGATCGGTGACGCCCACTACGCGCCTGCCCGTTACACGGTTCGCAGCACCGCGTTCCGCGCCACGGTTCCGATCCTGCGCAAGGATGTGAGCCTCCGTCTCAAGGGCAACCTTGCCGCAGGGGTCTATACCATCTCGGCGGTCAAGAAAACCTACGGGCCGAACTCCTGGTTTGCTCCGCAGCTCGCGGCAGCCGGAGCCACCCCGGACGTTGTCCTCCAATACATCGCGGAAAAGCTCGCCTGATTCGCATGCCCATTGGCCGCCCTCTTAACCGGGGGCGGCCTTTTCCAACCCATACACCCGACCCACCTATGAAAATCTCCTCCCCCAAGTCCTTCCGCCGACTGCCCCCTCCCATCGCGGATTTTCCGCGCTCCGGCCGCCCCAAATCTCCGCTTTTGCTGACCCTTGAGGCTCTTGATGTCGGGCGTTACATCGACGTTCACCTCGTCCGTGGCCAGAAGCCGACACTCAGGACGATCCGTTCCAGCCTTCCGCGCTGGGGCAACCGTCTTGGCAAGACGTTCAGCATCCGCAAGCATGCCGGTGAGGAAAGAGTCTCAATCTACCGCGTCAAATGATCGCCGTTGACACAGAAGCCACCTATTCCAAAGACCGCTCCATCGGTCCTTTGGGTGTTCACGGCTACGTCTCCCACCCGGAGACGGACCACTTCATGTGCTCCATCTATGACGGAGACACAGGACTTGCGTTTGTCGGACACCCCAAGGACGCCCCCTGGGAGGCCATTCGCGGGCAGGATGTCTGCGCCCACAACTACTCCTACGACCGCGCCGTTTTGCGCGAGTACGAGCGTCGTGGCTACATCCCGTTTGCGTTGGAGGAGCGGGGCTTCTGCACGTCGAACCTTGTGGCCTACCTGCAATCTCCGAGATCGCTGCTGGACTCCAGCCGCGAGCTGCTGGGCATCGGCCTCGACAAGACCACCCGCGACAAATTCAAGAACAAGGACTATTACTCTCTTCCCGACGAGGTGAAGGAGGAGATTGCCCGCTATGCTCTTGGGGACGCCAAGGCATGCTGGCTTCTGTGGAAGCAGTTCGCCCACTTGATGCCCGACCATGAGAAATGGCTGTCCATGCACACGACCCTCATGGGAGACCGTGGCGTGGCTGTGAACACTGCCGCCGTCGAGAGCGGCATTGACCGCTATAAGACGCGGTTGTGGGAGATCGAGCAGGAAATCCCCTGGGCAAAGGAGCACCCGGTCACCTCGCCCATCCAGTTGAAGAATGCCTGCCGTGCCGCCGGAATCCCGGTGCCGGACTCCACCGCCATGAAGGACGAGCTGTTCCAGGCGTGGAGCAAGAAGTATGCGGAGGCGGTGCCTTTCGTGGCAGCGGTTCAGAAATACCGCTCGGTCAACCGCTCGCTCAAGGTTTTGGAATCCATCCAGACACGCACCCATGGCGGGCGTGTCCGCTACGGGCTGAAATACTTTGGAGCCAATCACACGGGCCGCTGGTCCGGCGATTCCGGGCTCAACATGCAGAACCTTCCCCGCGACGAGGTGGATGGCGTGAACATCCGCAACTGCTTTGTGGCAGGGCCGGGTCGCAAGCTGTTCATCGCGGACTACTCGCAGATCGAGGCCCGCGTGTCCTTGTGGCTGTGCGGCGACCACGAGCAGTTGGAACTCGTCCGCAACGGCATGTGCGTCTATGAGGCCCACGCCCGCAAGACGATGGGGTATGATTTGGGCATGCCGCTCAAGCAGGCAGCCAAAGAGGACCCAAAGTTCTTCGATCTGCGTCAATATGCCAAAGCCCGGTGCCTATCCGGCGACACACTGGTACTTACCCATCGAGGGTATGTTCCCATATCGAAGGTAAAACTTGACGACCGCCTTTGGGATGGGGTAGAGTGGGTCAATCATGGAGGAGTCATTCAATCAGGGCACAAGCAAACTGTCGCTTTCCACGGAGATCGGTTTACGCCGGAACACCAGTTGTTTACCGACGACTCCCAAACAGAAGCTACCTCCGACGTTTTACGGAGCGGATCACCCGCAGTGGACCGGTTCCGTGAGCGAGTATCCAGTTGGTCAGATGTTTGGGCATTGGCGATTGCTATCCAACGAGTTTATTCGCGTACGTGGATACAAGCGGCTTCGCTGTCTTTGCACTTCTTGCGGGACCGAGCACGACGTGTCTTTCGATACGCTCAGAAACGGTATATCAACTCGGTGCGGACCGTGCGGTATTCGCAAGTCACGTCAGACACGGGACTTACAAAAGTGGGGGAGAGTTCTGGATGATAAGGATCGAGTTTTGCAACAGCGGTGGAACGCCATAGTCCATAGATGTTGCAACCCTTCCAGTAAGCATTACCCCAATTACGGGGGGCGCGGAATACGAATTTCCGAGGAGTTTTTGTGTGACGTTACTTTTGTCAACTACGTCAAAGAACTGCCCGACTGCCCCCAGATAATAACCCAAACTCACACCATAGATAGGATTGACGTAAATAAGCACTATGAAAGAGGAAACCTCCGCTTCGCAACGCATCAGGAACAGATGCGGAATTTACAGTCCACGGCGCACGTCGAATTTAAGGGCACGATTTGGGATGCTCGTTCGTTCTGCGAACAATTTTGCAAAAACTACCGCCCGCATGTGGTTGCTCGCCTCATTAAAAAGGGCGTGTCGGCTGAGCAGATACTTTTCAAGGACCGGAACGACCGCCATGTCGGGCGTCGATGGATGCGAACCCGTCTATGATATCCTAGACTGCGGGCCTCGGCACCGTTTCTGCACGCCTTGGGCGGTGGCCCACAACTGTTTGGGCCTTGGCTTCGGTCTTGGCGCGGCACGTTTCCAATCCTACGCCAAAACCATCGCAGGTCTCGATCTCACCGCCGAGGAGTCCGAGCGCACCGTCAACCAGTTCCGGGCGTCGAACCCAAAGATCGTCGCCGTGTGGAACAACCTCGGCCGCGCCCTTGCGGTTGCCAGCCGCGAGAAGGACCGGACTTTCGAGATGGAACTGCCCTCCGGCAGAACCATCCGGTATTGGGACGTGGTCCAGACCCGTGACGGCATGTTTGTTCGCCGTGAGCGCGGCGGCGAACGCGTGAAGATGTTCCCTGGCAAGCTGTTCGAGAATCTCGTTCAGGCCACCGCCCGTGAAGTCTTCGCCCTCGCCATCCAGCGCATCGAGCAGGCCGGGGTCGCGGTTGTCATGCACACCCACGATGAAATCATCTGCGAGATTCCCGATGACATGGACGGAGCGGCGGTGATCCCGCCGTTGATGACGGAAATCCCGCCGTGGGCCGCAGGTCTGCCCGTGGGTGTCGAGTTCACCACCAGCCAGTATTATGAAAAGTAGTGTAGAAACTATCGCCACAGCACAATCCGTGCTTGACACGTTTGACTTGCTTGTTCCTTTGCTGGAGAAGGCCGCCGACAAATGCGAGGACTTGTCCGATGAAGTGGACGAGGCTCTCGATTCGATCGGCGATTGCCGGACTCTCCTGAAAAAGATCAAGTAGCTCCACCATCTCCTCATAGCCATCTAACCATGTTCAAATTTTTAAGAAATCTTTCCGCAGCTTCCGTTGAGGATTTCCCGCTTCCTCCGAACTCCCCCATCACACGTCCATCTTTCGACTCGAAGGACGCTTTCCGTCGCTGGTGCCTCCAGCCTGACACCGACCACTTCTTCGTTTCCGCCATGTCCGGACTGGCCGAAGTCCAGCGGGTTTCCCAAACCAACCAGCCGTTGAAGATGTTTGGCTACGTCGCCGACTTCGACACGCGTTATGCGGGCGACCCGGTTGCGCAGGTGGTGGCCAACACCGACCCTGAGTTCCGGCCGCGCTGGCTTTCCCGGACGTTCTCCGGCGGCATCCGTGCATGGTATGTCTTTGAGGCACCCATGCTGTTCCACGATGACAAGGTGGGGGTAAAGTTCATTGAGCGTGTGATCCGGGGCCTTGGAGTCCGGGCGCTGTTCCCCGGTTTCGACACCCAGGCCACGAAGCAGTATTGGCAGTACTTTGAGGCGGGCACCGACTGGGTGGAAGTCCCCGATTCCGGCACCATTCCGCTTGTCCATCTGGAAGGATGGATGTCGGACTCCATCCTCCTCTCCGCCCGCAACGCGAAACGTGGCCGCATCGCCGTGCCGTTCGACAAGGTGAAGGAGGCGCTCATCGCCCGCTATCCTGGAGTCTGGCCGGGCGGGTGGGACAACTTCGTTGTCGGGGCTCGCGGCACTCGTTTCTGGGACAATGGAAACGCGCAATCCTGCCTTGTGCGAGAGGATGGGATCACCTGCTTCACGGGCGACCGTGGCTTTGTCTCGTGGGCCGACCTGCTTGGCCGCGAGTGGGAGCAGCGCAACACTGACGAGGTTGTCGGAGCCGCCATCGAAGGCATCTACTTTGAGTGCGCCGCCAACAAGTACTGGCGCAAGGTCGCGGGCATCGGCTGGCAGCCTTTGCAGAAGGAGGACCTCAAGCTGCACTTTCGCATCTCCGGCATCTCTGACGAACGTGCGCGGGGCGAGACGCTCTCCCCCGTTGACCGCCTCATTCACCAAGTCCAGATCACGCATCCAGTGGCCGGGACGTTCCCCTTCCACTACAAGCAGGCGGACGTGGTTTATGTGAACAACCAGCCGTTCCTCAACACCTCCCGCGCCGTGCTTGCCCAGCCGGACGGCTCCGCCAGCGGACGTTGGGGAGACGGATTCCCGAAGCTGGCCGCCTACTTCGAGGGGCTCTACGACCGGGCCGACAACGAGGAGCAGTTTGCGCATGCCATGGGGGCGCTCATGCACTTCTACCAGACCGCCTACGCCGGAGATGTCCAGCGCGGACGTGTCCAGATGCACGCCGGACCTCCGGGAGCGGGCAAGACCTACCTCTTGATGGTCAAAGGGAACATCTTTGGCGCGGTGGAGGATGCCGCCCGGTATCTCTTCGGGCAGGACAGCTTCAACGGCACCCTCTGCCACGCGCCTCTTTGGGGTGTGGACGATCCGGTGTCCGCCGCCAACACCAAACTTGGCATGGTCTTCTCGCAGATGCTCAAAGCCGTCGCGGCGTGCGACAACATCCCGGTGCGCGGCATGTATCGAGAAGTCCAGCGCCTCCCCTGGCTCGGGCGCGTGATCGTCAACATGAACGACGATCCCGAGTCCATCCGCATGCTGCCTTCCACGGAGATCAACTTGATGGACAAGGTTGACCTCTATGCCATCCAGCGTCCGTTCACCGGCAAGTTCCCAAGCAACGCGGAGATTCAGGCGGAGATACCTGCGTTCTGCACCTTCCTGCTTGAAGGCCGGGCATGGCTGGAAAGTCTGGTTCCCGACCTGTTCAGCGATCCTCGTTGGGGCACCAAAAAATACCACCACCCACGGCTCGTGGCCATCGCACAGGGAGCACAAACCTCCACGGCGGTTGAGGAGCTGCTGCGCCTGTGGCGCAAGATGTGGTTCGCGGTCGCCCAGGACGATGTGTGGACGGGAAACCCCACCGAGCTTCTGGATGCGATCAGCCAGATGGAGTCTCTGCGGGACATCTACCGCACCGTCGTCAACAGCCCGCAGGCTCTCGGACGTTCACTGGCACAGCTCTGCAACCGCGAGGCTCCTCCTTCGTGGCTGCGGTCGCTCAACAACTCACAGCGCGAGTATTCCATCTACCGGAACGAGATGGGCGCGGTTATCAACGCAGACCCCTACTGACGACCATGCCGCGTATCTCCTCAGTCCTGCCCACCACCCCCGAGGGTCTTGTCTCCCGCAGGGGGCCGAAGCCCAAGTACCCGATTCTCGAACTGGAGGTCGGGCAGTCCTTCCTCGCCTCCACAGACCTGCGCAATTCTTTGGCCGCGCTGGCCAGCTACCATGGACGCCGCACCGGGCGGGTGTTCCGTGTGGTAACCATGACCTCGGTGGCAAATACCATCGTATTCTACCGTGAACGCTAATCCTATGACCTATACCCTTCTCACTATTAGTGCTGCTCTGGCTTTGCTGGCTTTTGTCGATCTCATCATCTCTTTTTTCGCCATGAAAAAGGCACAGCGAACTTTGCGAAACAGGGACTTTGACCGGGCGGAACTGTGTGCCACTTTCTCCTTCGTCTGCTCGGCGCTGGCTTTGAGCTGTCTCATAGCCTGGTTCATTTTCCAGCCGTGATAACAAAGTATCATTTCGGTATTGACTTAACTCTTATCTGCTTTATCTCCACGACATGACTTCAAAAATCAAATCCCAGCTCAGCCGTCTCGGCCTTGAGGCCGTCAACAGGCCCAAGCGCACCCCAAGCCATCCGACCAAATCTCATGTCGTCCTGGCCAAGGAAGGCGACAAGGTGAAGACCATCCGTTTTGGCCAGCAGGGCGTTTCGGGCTCGCCCAGGAAAGAGGGAGAGTCCAAGGCATACCGGGAGCGGCGGGAGTCCTTCAAAGCCCGCCACGCCGCCAACATCAAAAAAGGCAAAATGTCGGCCGCCTATTGGGCTGATAAAACCAAGTGGTGACCCCTATGAGCAGCGAAGAAAAAACAGAAGTCTTCTGGCTTAGCTTCATCATTATCGCAATTTTTGTGGTCAAGATTTTAACTGACCTCGGAAAATACAACCTCAACCTGCCAAACCCATGAAATCCTACTCCACCGCCCCGCTCAACACCCGCCAGCATCCGCTCGACCTCCTGAACGACATCCGCGCAGCCCTCGACGAGACGGCCCGCATCAACAGCCTCGGCATCAGTTTCGACCTCTCGGTTGAACCGGCTTCCGGCCTCCCGTTGGATGTTGATCCTCCGACCTATCTTACGATCTATGACGAACGCAGCAACGATCTCCTCGGGGAGCCTGCTTGCGATGTCGGCGGCCCCTGCGAGAGCTGCCAGTAAAATCATGCCGGAGTCGGGTGTTCGAGCCACCCCAAGTTAGCCTTCTTGTAGTGTAGCGGAAACATAGCCGGGGCGGAAGATAAAAAGGCACCTTGATCTTTGACAACTTGAAAACAGAATCCAGCGGTAGCTAAATCTGGTCTAAGCCCTTCCGAGCTTAGCGGCTCAATGGAAGATGGTGTAAAGTAGCTCTGAGTAACGTTCCAGAGTGAAATACAACATAAGCCTCGCAGAGGTGATGCAGGGTTCAAATCCCCGCCCGCTGGATTCTGTTTTCCATCAATTTGCCTGCCGTGCCTGTGCTGGCGGAAGTATGTCGCCAAAGTAGATTGGAAATATCCAACGAACGAGTAGGGGCAGAAAAGCGTGAGAGAGCACAAAACCGAAGACAGGGAGCAATCCCAAGTAGGACTCTCGCGGCGGCAGGCAACCAATTTGAGCGCGTGGCGGAATGTAAAGACGCCGACACAAGGCAAATGTTGACCCGAGTTTGCGGAAGAACGGACCATCGGGTCCACCAACGAAAGTGGACAATTCAAAAATCCACAGGTTGCAGGTTCAAATCCTGCCGCGCTCGCCAAATTTCTCCCATACTAGGCGCACCCGAGGCGAAAGCCACGAGAGGGCGTGAGGGATGGCCGCAACACCTAGTAGAAGGCACGGCCCCTAACCCCGTTCAGGTAAATGCGGAGGCGAACGTCGCCTATCCAATAGCGGGTATCAACGAATGACGTGACAGCCGGAGAGACGGCCTTTGTTTGTTATGATGACCCCGACTGGAGAGTGGGGGCTGCGAGATGCTCGCGGCGCTATTGACGACTTGACCGGGCAGGCGCAACTTTCCAGCCCCGGAAACAGCCTCCTCCGTTTCAGCGATGAAGCGGGGGAGGTTTTTTTGTCTTATAGAGCGAAAACACTTGCTAACAAAAGTCTAATAGATAAATACTCCGGCATGACCCACGACACCATCACAGTCAAAGGGCGGGAATTTCCGCTCTACAAAGAACCTTCCACCGGATACTGGCGCGTGCGCAAACGGACACGCGATGTGTCCATCAACAAATCCACCCGCATCTCCGATCTCGCCGAGGCCCGTAAATGGGCGCGTGTGTTCATCGAGCGGGAGCTGAACAACAGCTATCGTCTGGCCACCGGAGGACACACGCTTGAGGAGGTTGCCGCCGCGTATCTATCTTTCCCAAAGGCCGCCCGCGAATACGTCGCCGAGGCCAACGTGGCCCGCCTGCGCACCGTGGTCAGGGAAGCCCTTGGCAAGGAGCTGTGTGAAGTCCGCGTCAAGGACATCGGCCCGCGTCTGTGGGAGCAATACGCCGCCTCCAGACACGGCGGCAGGCTCGATCTGTCCACCCCGCGCCGGGAGAACATTGGCATCATGTCGGCCCTGCGCAGCGCGGCCAGCGTCTTCGCCCGCAAGCTCGACCGCCGCTACAAGGACGCGGGCATCTTCCTTGACTTCGCCAACATGCGCGAGCTTCCATTCCTGCCGGTTCTACACGTTCACCGCCAGCCGGTTTCCGCTGACGCCATCCAGTCGCTCACAATGGCCTGGAAGTCGCTCCGGCAGGACAATCCGCTGCTCTACACCACCATCGGGCTGGCCCTCCATGCGGGGCTCCGCGCCTCGGAGATCGCCGCCGCCCGCCGCAACTGGATCGAGACTGACGGCAGCGCCGTCCGTGTGATCCTGCGTGACCGGCCGGAGGAAGGTTTCCGCACCAAAGGCAAGGTGGACAGCTCGGCATGGGTGAGCGGCTTGGTGCTCGACATCGAGTTCGCCGCGCACCTGCTTTCACTGCCGGACGGCCTCCTGGTTCCGGTTGAAGGAAGCAAGGCATGGTTCTTCAAGACCATCGTCAATCAATGGGTGCGCCAGTTCATCCCACGAGAACTCGACGGTAAAGGATTGCACCGCCTGCGCGGACTCTACGGTGACGCCGTGAAGTCCCGTTTCGAGGCCCAGATTCTTGCCCGCACTGCGTCGATCGACGCCGCACGCCTGGCTCTTGGCCACACCTCTGCCGCGATCACTTTGCGGAACTATCTGACGCCGGACGCTGCC